CGCTATCTCCGCACGAACGCCAAACGCCGACAGGCCCGCGCGGCGAAACGGGCCGCCGCCCCACAACTCGCCAGCGCGTAAGGTCATGCCGCGCTGTTACACCGTGCCCGAGTTACTGAAGGCGCTCCAAATGTCCGCGCGCACGTTCCGCGAACTCCGCGCCGCCGGGCAGTTGCCGTTTCTGGAAGAACTCCGCCCGCGCCTCGGTCGTCGCTTGCGCTTCCGCGCCGACCTCGTCGATCGCTATCTCGCCGGCGAATGGGGGCAGTCGCACTATCTGTCGACGCACCGGAGGGCCCATGGGTAACGAAGACGGCGCGACCGCAGGCCTGCCGATCCGGAGCTCGCCGGCGATCGAGCAACTGCTCGCGGCGCTCGCCCAGGCGCAAGGCACCTTCGGGGCGATCGAGAAGGACAAGCGCGCGAACATCGCCACCCGGAGCGGCGCGCATTACAGCTACACGTATGCAGACCTCGCCAATGTCCTCGGGGCCGTGCGCGCGCCGCTCAGTACCAATGCGCTCAGCCTGTTGCAACCCGTCCGGGTGCAGGGGCACGCCGTGATCGTCACCACGGTGCTCGCCCATGCGAGCGGCCAATGGTGTAGCAGCGAGCTCGAACTCCCGATTGCCGATCCGGCCGATGCCCGTAGCTTGGCGAGCGCGATCACGTATGGACGCCGGTATTCCTTGATCTCGCTCCTGGCCCTCGCGCCGGCGGAGGGCGAGGACGATGACGCCTCGGCCGCGGCCAAGGCCGACCCGCTCGACATCAAGGCTCGCGATGAGTGGATTCTGGAACACGCACTCGACGCGCAGATCCCGCCGCCCGCGCCGATCCCGTCACCGCCCTCCCCGGATCCTCCGCCGCCGCCGCCGCCCGCGGCGGGGCCGTGGGTCCACGTCCTGGAAGTGCGCGAGGCCCCGACGCGGAATCCGAAAGTGACCATGTACCGCGTGACCCTCAGTAGCGGCGAGGAAGTGACGACGATCAAAACCGGGCTCGCGTCCCGCGCGAAACGCGCGCGCGAGGCCGGGACGCCAGTGCGCGCGACGATCGAAAAGAGCAAATTCGGGATGGAGCTCGTGGCGCTCGTGACGAACGAACCCCCGACGGCCGACGAGATTCCGTTTTGACGCAGTGGGTCGTGTTGCTGCTGGCGCTCTGGTCCGCGCGGCACCGCGAGGAACCGACGCGCCTCGAATGCTGGCGGCGTCTGGTCGCCGCCGACGAACCGCAGATTAAACCGATCGCACGAGGGCACCGATGAAACTGCGCGGCATGACGTGGTGGATCGATCGCTGGCGGCAGAGCACGGCCTTTACCGACATGACGCTCGAAGAGCAGGGCGCGTATCGGAATCTGTGTGAGGAAGCGTGGCTCCGCGGGGGCGCGATTCCGAACGATCCGCGGGTGCTGGCGCGCGCGTCTGGCGATGCCGTCCGGTGGCCGAAACTGAAGGCGAAAGTGATGCGTCGTTTCCATATGAACGATGGTCAATGGCACAACGAAACAGTAGACGAACTGATGGCGAAGGCGCACCAGAATGCCAATTACCAACGCGATCACCGCGAAAAAGTAAGGCCGTTGTCACGCCTGACAAAGGGGGGGTAACAGGAACAGGAACAGGAACAGGTACTGAAACAGAGGGAACTTGTACCGTTTCTTTAACTCGTAAGAATTAGAACCTCGCCGACGAAATCCACAAGAAGCCAGCGATGCACGAATACGAATCCAATGCCCGCCTGATTGCCCGCGTGATTCGCGACGAAATGCGGGTGCAGTCCTTCACGTCGATCGCCGATCTCAAGGTCGCCGTGAAACTCAAATTGCGCGCGCTGAAAATCCCGTATGAACCCGCCGACCTCGATGCCGCGTTCACCGTCGTGGCGAGCAATCGCCCACTCGTGGAGGATTGAAAGATGCCGTATGCCTTCGTGATTTATCCGACGCCGGTTGATGCGACCGTGACGCTCACGCCCGATAGCGGCGCGAGCTACACCGGCGTGCCCTACACACACGAGAGCGGCCGGCAAGGGCAAGTGTGCTACGTCGCCGAGGGCACGCCCGACGAGCAGGGCACGACGCTCAACGTCTCAGCCCCGAACTATCTGCCCTCCCGCCTCCGCGGGTTTCTCGTCCTTGACACCGCGGATTCCCTCGCCCGTCTGCAGGTCGACGATGTCGCGCTGGAGAGTTCCGGCGCGCCGTCGCCGACCCCCCCGCCCGTGACCGGGCCGCCGAATCCGCTCGACATCATCAACCGCGTCTATGCCGAGACGTCGCCGCAACTCTGGACGCATGAGGGCTGCGGCAAGTTCACCGAGGATTGTGCCGACGCGTTGCACGCCGAATCCTCCGCGTATTGGGGTCACGTCAAAAAAGACCCCGGCCAAAACCAGTACAACGGGCACGCCGTCGACGCCGTGCATCTCGCGTTGAACGTGCCGGGCTGCAACGCGGGGATCTACGACATCATCTACTCGTCGGTGAGTGCGGAAGCCAAACCCGTGTTCAATCTCGCTGGCCCCCCCGAGTACGACAAGTGGTACTACCCGGCCGCGGATGCGTCGAAGTCAGCGCCCGTGTTCTTCGTGCGCGTCCGGTGAAGCGATCGTCGGTCGACGTGCTCACGCTCGCGCTCGCGTTTCTCCTCCTGGCGGCGTGGTTGTTACTTGGAGGCGCTCGATGACTAGCCAGCAACCGTGGCAACTCAAGACCGAGGACGCCTTGCGCGAGCGGCCGGGCGTCGTGTTCGTCCACTTGCTCACCGACGAGATCGGGTTGCGGTGGATTCTCCGCGGCGAGATCCCCGAGTACCTGAAGGATCAGGCGCGCGACGCGCTCGCGTGGCTGGCGACGGATGACCGTAAGGACGCGCGCGGGTGAGGTATGGCGCAAAGCTCACTGTTTGATCCGCCGATCTGCCGCTACTGCGGTGGGGATGCCTCGTCGCCGAATCACTGGCTCGTGTGCGACGGTCGCCAAGGGCACCTCGAGGCGGGGGTCAATATTCGCGGGCTCGTGCGTCCGACCGATCCCTTTACCTCAGTCGAAGCCGCGGTCGCCGTGGTGCAGCACGGCCGGACCGAACTGCAACGAAAAATCTACGAGGCCTTCCAACGCTATGGCCCGATGACCGATCAAGAACTCTTGGCCCTCCCCGAGTTTCGGGTGTACGGACCGTCGACTGTGCGGACCCGTCGATCGGAACTCCATCACGCGCAACTCGTCGCCGTCGTGGCCGTGCGACGGAATACCAAGGGGCGCAAGATGCTTGTGTGGAACGCGGCATAAAGGGGAATCTTGATGACGCTCCTCGAATACGCGCTGCAGTTGGTCGATGAGAAGATCGCCGAAGTGCGCGCGGTCGAGGCGCAACTCCTACACCAGAAGCAACTCCTGCTTGATGAGGCGCACGCGTATGCGGTGGCGCAGTGTATGCGCGCGCTGGCCGAAGAATACGAGCGCGACGGGCTGGTGCACTGATGCAGTACTGCGCGCAACCCGGATGTAGTGCGCTCGTTTCCCGTGGGGCCTGTACCCGGCATGCGGTGCGGAACAACGCGGCGGTGCGTCGGTGGTACCGCATCGCGCGATGGGCGCAGTTGCGGGCCGAGGTGCTACTGGATCAGGCGTATGCGTGCGCCCAGTGTGGACAGGTGACGCTGAGCCTTGAGGTCGACCACATCCGCAAGCATGAAGGGGATCCGGGGTTGTTCTGGAACCGTGAGAACCTACAGGCCTTGTGTGGCCCCTGCCACACTACCAAGACCAAGGCGGGTGCATAGGTATGCGTGCGATCTGCATAGATCCGCGAGACCTACACGGCCGAAATCCGTATCGATTCCATACGCGCCGCCTGGGGGGGATGCGAAAAGTTGCAGGATTTTTCGGTCGCAAACCGTGGCCGCCCCGACTACTTGTTTGCCCAATCCTAACCCATGGCTGACGTCGAGGTAACCCCCCGGAAACGGGATCGGCGTGGCGGATGGAACCGCAACCAACCCACGCGCCACGATGGCCCGACGGGGCCGCCAGCGCCCGCCAGAGACCCGATCGCCTTCATCAACGGCCTCACGCATACCAAAGGCGCGGCGGCCGGGCAGACGTTCCGGTTACGGCCGTGGCAGATCCGCATCCTGAAGCAACTCTTCCGCAAGCGCCGGGACGGTCGGCGGCAGTACCGGACGTGCTTGTTGATGTTGCCGAGGAAAAATGGCAAGTCCGAGCTCGCGGCGGCGATTGCCCTGTACGGCCTCCTGGCGGACGGGGAGGCCGGCGCGGAGGTGTACTCGGCGGCGGCCGACAAGGATCAGGCGGGGTTGGTGTTTGGGGTCGCCGCCCAAATGGTGCGGAACGATCCCATCCTCGATGCCGAATGCTACATCGTCGACTCGCAGAAACGGATCGTCCACCGGCCGAGCGGCAGTTCGTACAAGGCGGTGAGCGCCGAGGCGTATAGCAAACATGGGGCAAATCTCCATATGTGCGTGTACGACGAGCTCCATTCCGCGCCCAACCGCGACCTGTACGACGTGCTGTCCACCTCGATGGGCGCGCGCACACAACCGCTCATGCTGGTGATTTCGACCGCGGGGTACGACAAGCACTCGATCCTCTGGGAGCTCTACGCGCACGCGAAAAAAGTCCAGGAAAATCCGAAGCTCGATCCGACGTTTCTCCCGATTCTGTACGAAGCGCCGATCGAGGCGGACTGGACGAGTCGCAAGGTGTGGAAGGCCGCGAACCCCGCCCTGGGGGATTTTCGGAGCCTGGAGGATCTGGAGATCGCCGCGGCGCGGGCGACAGAAATCCCCGCACAGGAAAACAATTTTCGCCGGTTGTATCTCAACCAGTGGACCGAGCAGGCGAGTCGCTGGCTGGCGCTGACGGCGTGGGACGCGTGCCTGTCGCCGCTCGATCGCACGGCGCTCCGCGGCCGGCGGTGTTATGTCGGGATGGATTTGAGCGCGACCGAAGATTTGACCGCGCTCGTGGCGGTGTTCCCCGACGGCGACGGCGGGTTCGACGTGCTGCCGCACTTCTTCGTGCCCGGCGAGAAGATTCCCGACCGGGTGCGGCGCGACCGTGTCCCGTATGACGCGTGGGCGCGCGACGGGTACCTCACCATCGTGCCGGGGCCGACAATTGGCGACTACGCCGCGGTGCGCGAGCAGATCGAGGCGTGGCGGGAGGAGTTTGCCTGCGAAATGGTCGCGACCGACCCCTGGAACGCGACGAGCCTGATCTACCGGCTGGAGCAGGACGGGTGTCCGCTGGTCAAGGTCCCGCAGACGTTCGCGGGCTTGTCCGCGGCGACCAAAAGCCTGGAAAAACACGTGCTCTCGCGCACCCTGCGGCACGCCGGGCACCCGGTCCTGCGCTGGAATGTCGGGAATGTGTCGGTCGAAACCGACCCGGCGGGGAACCTGAAGCCCTCGAAAAAGGCCTCGACCGAACGGATCGACGGGGTCGTGGCGCTGATCCAGGCGATCGACGCCATGGAACGGAACGTTCAACAGCCTGAATACTCGGTCGAAGTGGTCGGCTAGCAGAATTTACTAGCCACGTCAATATATCTGACGATATAGTCCACGGCCATCCGTGGACCGCGCGTATAGCCGCCTCGAACTCAAGTCGATCGCGCCGGTGGGCCGGCGGTTTAGCGGCATTGCGTCCACCCCCGAAGTCGACCGCCAAGGCGACTCGATCGACCTCGCGGGCGCGACCTACACCAACCCGCTCCCGCTCCTCTGGCAGCACAACGCCCAGCAACCGATCGGTCGCGTCACGCTGACGCCGACCCCGACGAGTCTGCAATTTGATGCGGAACTCCCCGAGATCGACGAGCCCGGCCCGCTCAAGACGTTGATTGATACCTGCTGGCAGTCGATCAAGAGCGGCCTCGTGCCCGCGGTGTCGATCGGCTACCGCGTCCTGGAGGGCGGCGTTGAACACCTCCGCAACGGCACGCGCCGGTTGACCAAGATCGAAATATGCGAACTGTCGGCGGTCACGATTCCCAGTAACCCCGGCGCAAAAATCCTCCACCTGAAATCGCTCTTCCAAGGAGACGTTATGCCATTGACCGCCGCCGAACACATTGCCACGTTGGAATCGAAACGCCAGACGCTGGCCGATGCGATGGCGGGGCTGATGGACACCGCCGCGAAAGACAACCGGCACCTCACCGACGAGGAATCCACGCAGCACGCCCGGTACGCCGCCGACGCGCAGCAGTGCGCGACGACGCTCGGGCAGTGGAAGGACACCGAGGCGCTGCAGATCAAGACCGCGACCCCGGTCCAGACCCGGACCTACGCGTCACCCTACGCGTCCGTCTCGGTGAAGTCGAACCTCCCGCCGGGCACGGCGTTCATCCGGTACCACTGTGCGCGCATCGCCGCGAAGGCCGAAGGCATCGAGCCCGCGAACTGGGCGTCGCGCTGGAATGACTCGACCCCGGAAGTCGCGCTCGCGCTCAAGGCCGCGGTCGCGCCCGGCACGGCCACCGATGCGGTGTGGGCGTCACCGCTCGTCAATCCGCGGATCGCGAATGACTTCATCGAGATGATGCGCGCGGCGACGATCATCGACCAAATCAGTGGCCTCCGGAAGGTGCCCTTCAATACGAAAATTCCCGCGCAGACCGGCGGCGGCACGTACAACTGGGTCGGGGAAATGAAACCGAAGCCTGTGAGCGCGCTGACCTTCGGCAGCGTGACGCTCGACTGGGCCAAGGTCGCCGGGATCATCGTCCTCACGCAGGAACTGATCAAGCTCTCGAATCCCAACGCCGAGGACGTCGTCCGGAAAGAAATGGTCGCGGGGATCGCGGCGTTTCTCGATGGGCAATTCATCAATCCCGCGGTCGCGGCCGTCGCCGGGATCTCGCCGGCCTCGATCACCAACGGCGCGCCGACCGCCGCCGGGTCGGCGAACCCGCTCGCGGATATCCTGACGCTGATTCAGCATTTCGTGAACAACAACATCAGCGTCGCCGGTGTCACGTTCCTGATGTCCCCGACTAATGCGCTCGCGATGTCGTTCAAGAGCAACAGCGACGGATCGCCGGTGTTCCCCGGCATCGACGTCACCGGCGGGACCTACAAGGGCCTCCGGGTCGTGACGAGTCAGGTCCTCGGCGCTAACGTGGTCGCGCTGCAACCGAATTTAATTCTGTTCGCGGATGATGGCGGCGTGACGATCGACGCCTCGACGGAAGCGTCGCTGCAGATGGACAGCGCCCCCGACTCGCCGGCGCTCGCGACGACCATCCTCGTCTCGATGTTCCAGATGAACACCGTCGCCCTGCGCGCGGAACGCTTCATCACCTGGAAGAAAGCCAACGCGAACGCGGTGAAGTATCTGACCGCGGTGGCGTGGCCGGCACCGACGCTGGCGGCGCAGGCGGCCGACGCGACGGAATAAGCCCGTGGGCCTGCTCACGACCCTCGCCGCGCGCGTAACGTCCCTGCTGACGGTCGCGCGTGGCGGGTGGTCGCCGATCATCCGCGAGTCCTATCCGGGCGCGTGGCAACTGAACGATGCGCTCCCGACCGAGAACGCGCTCGCCAATCCGAGCGTGTTTGGGGTCGTCTCGCGCATCGCCCAGGACATCGCCAAGATCGCGCCGCCGCTCCTGCTCGAACTGGACGACAACGGGTTTTGGTTCGAAACCACGAACTCCGCGTATACGCCGGTCCTGCGCCGCCCGAACCGCTACCAGACCCCGCAGCAGTTCTATGAACAGTGGATGTTGAGCAAGTTGCTCTACGGGAATACCTACGTCCTGAAAGAGCGCGACGAGCGCGGCGTCGTGAAGGCGATCTACGTCCTCGATCCCTTGAAAGTGAAACCACTCGTCGCCCCCGACGGCAGCGTCTATTACGAACTGCAATCGAACGAACTCGCCGGGTTGTCGCAGATGACCGAGCCCGTCGTCGTCGGTGCGTCGGATCTCGTGCACGATCGGTGGAATTGTCTCTGGCATCCGCTCGTGGGCGTCTCGCCGCTCTACGCAATCGGCGGCGCGGTCACCCAGGCGCAAGCGATCCAGGCGAGTAGCACGACCTTCTTTGCGAAAGGCGGCCGGCCCGCCGGCATGCTGGTCGCGCCGACCAAACTCGATCCGGCCTCGGCCGAGCGCATCAAGTCGACGCTGGCGAACTTCAAGACCGGCGAAATTATGTTAACCGACCAGGGCATGACCTATCACGATATCGGCGGGTCCGCGGTCGACTCGGAACTGATCGCGCAACTCGGGTGGACCGAGGAAAAAATCTGCGAAGTGTTCGGGATGCCGATCAGCATCCTCAACAGCAACAAGCAACCGCCCTATGCGAATGCCGAAGCGTCGCAACTCCAGTACAAGTCGCAGTGTCTCGAACCGCATCTCGCGTCGATTGCCGCGTGCCTGGGCGACGGGCTCGAACTGCCGCTCTATCTGTCCCTCGAGTTCGACGACACGCTGCTGATCTGGATGGATACCGCGACCCGCACGACCGCGGCCAAGACGGCGATCGCCGCCGGCATGTCGGTCAACGAAGTGCGCGATACGTATTACGGCCTCGGGCCCGTGCCCGGTGGGGACGTGCCGTACCTGCAGCAACAGTACTACCCGATCAGCGAACTCGCGGATCGCGCGGCCTCGACGCCGGTCGTGGCCCCCCTGCCCCCGGCGACCGACGCGCAACCCGAGGCGGTGACGCCGTGACGCTGGAGTTTTCGCGCGTCACGTTGCCGCCGCTCTGGACGCTCGCCCAGGGGAAGGCGCATCTGCATCTGACCGACAGCGCGTTCGACGCCGACGTCCAGCAGAAACTCGATACCGCCCAGGAAGCGATCCTGTCGTACCTGGGTGTGGCCGCGGATCCGACGTGGACCGCGGTCACCGCGCCGAAGGCGGTCACGCACGCGATCCTCCTGCTCACCGCGTATTACTACAGCGATCGTGGTGACGGCGACGTCGCAGATCCCTGGCCGAAGATTTACGCCCTGCTCGCGGCCTATCGCGATCCGACGGTGGGGTGATGGCGATCGGCACGTATCAGCAGATCGTCACGCTCAACACCCCCTCCGGGGGGCCGCTCGATCCGCCGACGTGGTACTGCGCGCCGCTCGCCGAGGGCGGCGGCCTCCTCACGCTGGTCGGGCACTATCACGCCGGGATCACCACGGCGACCCGCGTTCAGTTTCACGGGCGCACGTTCCACGTCGACAGCGTGATCCACCGCCACGCGCGCGCGTTCCAAACCCAAATCACCTGTAAAGAAGTGTTCGACTAATGGCGAAAGGGCTCTCGGTCAAATTTGATGGGCTCGACACCTTCAAACAGGAACTACAAGTACTTACGAGCGATCTCGTCAGCGAGGCCGAGGGGATTCTCATCAAAGCGGCGTTCGACGCCGCGGACGCCGTGCGCGCCGCCTATCCGTACAAAGAAGGCGGCCTCCGCGGGGGCGTGACGGTGATCCCCTCCCGCGGCCGGACGCTGGCCGGCGCGGAGGTCAAGAACCTCGCCCCGCACGCGATCATCTACGAGGACGGCACGGTCACGCGCGAAACCCATCGTGGCTACAACCGCGGCCGGACGATCGGCACCCCCACCTTCCGGCCGATCACCGCCCGCTATCTCGATCGGGCGCTGACGGCCGTCACCGCGCGGATCTATGCACATGGGGCCGCCGAGGTCACGGGCGACCCGCACACCGACTAAGGAGAACAGCACATGGCGATTCAACGCGGGATTTATGGGCAGGTGGGATGGGATCCGGCGGGCGGCACGGCGATCGTGCCGATTGTCTCGGTCAACGCCTGGACCGGCGAGTTCACCACGAACTATGAGGACGTCACCTGTTTCGGCGACACCACGAAGGTGTATCTGCCGGGGATGCCCGATGCGGGCGGGGATCTCTCCGGATTTTTTAATTCGGCGGAGCTCGCCCTGTTCAAGGCGGCGCTCGCCACGACGCCCGGCACGTTGCGCTTGACGCCGAACGTCAACGAATCCGCGATCTTCTTCCAGGGGAAAGCGTGGATGTCCGCCTCGATCGATTGTTCCCTCGACGCGCCCAAGGTGAAAGGCACGTGGAAAGCGGCCGGGTCGTGGGCCGTGCCGGGGCAAGTGCTGGCGACCGGCGCGGGGCCCGGCACCGGGAATGGCTCGTTCACGCCCGCCGGGGCCACACCGCCGCAAAATTTCGCGGCGCTCACCACGGTGACCGCGAGCCCGGCCACCAACTGGACGGCCGGCCAATTTATTCAATTGGCGGACGGGTCGCGCGCGAACTGGAACGGGACGGCCTGGGTCGCCGGGACGCATCCCTAAATGTTCTCGGGCGATCTCACGTTGCACGGGCTCGACGGCTACGTCGCCTGGAGTTATCACACGGCGGCCATGTGCCGGTCGTGGACCGTGCAACGCGCCGAGGGGTACTGGACCCTCCGCGCTCAGGTCACCCGCGCCGATGCGTTCAAGTTGCGGCAACACCCCTTGGAATTTCGCACGCCGCGGCGCGGCGGGTTTTTGTGCTGGCCCGTGCGGACGATCAGTCTGAACGGCCAATCCCTCGCGGCGACCCTCGCGCCGCCGATCAGTTGAGAGGCCTGTCATGAGTCGACCGCGTGGCGTGAATCCCGACCGGGTCCGATTGCCGCTCTCCGACGGTGATTATGTCGACGTCAAAAAACGCCTCACCGCGGGGGAATATCGCAAGTTGATCTACGCCCAATTCAAGGACACGCCGGTCGGGGAAAAGGCGACCCTGGATTACACCAAGATCGGGACGTCCAAACTCCTGGCGTACATTCTGGGCTGGTCGTTGATCAGTGTCGTGGACGACCAACCCATTCCCTATGATCCGCAGGATCCCGAAGAGCTCCGCCAATCCGTGTTGGATGATCTGCTCGATCCGGACACCTACCGGGAACTGCTCGCGGCGGTGACCGCGCACGAAGAGCGCGAAGAGGCCGCGCTCGACGCGCAAAAAAAAACCCGCACTACCGCGCCGCCATTGTCAGTGACCTCATGATCGCGAGTCGCTTTCACTGGAAGTACGACTGGATCGCGGAGCTCCCGCGCGACGTCTACGAGATCCTCGTCGCGGAACTTGAGAAAGAATCGACCGACTAAATGGCGATTACGGCCAAGTTTGAAGCGGATTTTTCGGCGTTTAATGACGCCGTGCAACAGGCCGTGTCGGGGCTCGGCGCGCTCGGCACCGCGCTGCCGGCCGCGGCGGTCGTGCACGAGTTGACCGCGATCGCCCAGGCGGCCATCGACAGTGCCAGCGCGATCGCCAAGATGTCTGAGCAGATGAGCATTTCGACGGGCGAGGTCCAGTCGCTGGACTATATCGCCGGTCAGACCGGCGTCAGTCTGGCCGCGCTCACGAGCGCGACCCAAAACGTCACGGTCGCCGTGGGCACGCACGGCAAGGGCCTCGTACAGGCCGTGAACGCCCTCGGCCTCGAATGGGACCGGTTTGCCGCCGCCGATCCGTACTCGCGCATGATCATCCTGGCGCAGGGCATCAGCGCGATCGAAGATCCCACCCGGCGCGCGACGGTCGCCGCCGAGGCCTTCGGCAAGAACTGGAAAGAAATTCTCCCCGCGCTGATGGCGGACATGGAGGCGCTCGGCGAGGCCGCGCCGAAGATGTCGGATCAGACCGTCCAGAGCCTCAACGACATCGACGCCGCCATTAAACGCGCGCAGGCGACCGGCAAAGTCTGGGCGGGCGAAACGATCGCCTTCCTCGAAGAGTTCGCGCGGCGCGTCAAACAGATGCCGTCGATGACCGGGCCGATCTCGGCGTATCAGCAGTACCTGAAAGATCAGGCGGCGGATGCCGCGAAAACCGCGGCGGCGATCCCGCCCACGTCCTATCGGCCCGCCGGCGAACTCGGCGCGCCGTCGGCGGTCCCGACGCCGCTCTCCACGCGCCCGGAGATCGTCCAGTCGGCCACCGAGCTCAAGATCGTCGAGCACGAGCTCAATAAAGAAATCGCGGAGTCAATCAGGCTCAATAAAGAGGCCGCCGCCGCCCAGAAGAAGCACGCCGAGGCGATCAAAGACGCCGCCCAGGCCATGGAGAAAGAGCAGAACCGCGCGCTCACCATCATGGAAGGCAAGGTGTACGAGATCACCAGGGCCTGGGGCCAGTACGCCACCGCCGTCGCCGCGGCCTCCCACGACACGACGCAGAAGCAGATCGATGACGTGCAGCGCAACGCCGACGCGCAAATGGCCGCCATGGACCGCGCCAAGACCGGATCCGTGTCGGCCTACCAAGCGATCCAGATGGCGGCCGATCAACTCGCGGCCAACATCAAACAGAACACCCTTGAGGAGGACGCGACCACCCTCGCGCACTACCAACTCGTCGCCGACAAAGCCCAGGCGGCCTACGCGTTCGCGCTCGCCAACAGTAGCCAGTACACCGACGAGCGGATCAAGCAACTCCAGACGGAGGCCGAGGCCGCGACGACCGCGCTCCAAAATTGGAGTCGCAACGCGGTGACCGAGGTCGAGAAGATCAAGAAACCGGCCGAGGAAGCCGCCAAGGCGATTAAGGGGATGCACGATCAGATCCTCGAACTGAAAGGCGTCGGCACGAAGTTGCCGGGCTCACAAGAAGAAACCGATAGCATGGGCAATCGGTATCTGATCAGTCCGACCGGGCAACGCGTCCCGATGGGGCCCCATGGCGAAATGCCGGGCAACTGGTGGGAGATGTACACCGGGCAAGGCTCGACGCCCGAGGCGTTCAACCCGTTGCTCTTGCAGGGCCGGCGCAACGTCGGCACGCTGGCGGGGGCGGCCGCCGTGCAGATGAACGCGGGCGCGGTGACGATCAACTATCCGGTGATGAACGACCCCGCGGCCATGGATAAACTCGCGGGCGTGGTCGGGGATGCGATCATGTCCCGCATCACCCGTACAGGCAAAGTGGTCTGATGCCGGCCGCGAGCGCGCCCCCGCAGTATTGCCTCCTGAACTGGGGCCGCCTCAACGCGTTCCCGATCAACTACACGTCGTCGACCCTCTGGGGATCCATCGGCGGCACGCCGATCGATCCGGCGCGTCAGTCGATCCTGATCGAGTCGCTCTCGATTTCCGATCGCCTCAACGAAGAGGCAAACACCTTGATCGCGACGATCCGCGGCGCGAAACCGATCGAAGGGCAACCGATCGAAATTCGGGTCGGGTCGTCCAATGGCACGCCGTTTTTTCTCGGCCGGATGCTCCGCACGACGCAAGTGTGGGCGGCCGACAATCCCAAGCATGTGTTGTGGCACGTCGAGGCGACCGACCCGACGTGGGAACTCAACGCGATCTTGGTGACCGCGCGGTACCGCTCGCAGTCGGCGACGGCGATCGCCGCGCAGTTGCTCGCGTTCGCGCCGGCCGGGTTCACCGGCGCGATCCCGGCCGGCCTCCCGAGTGTCGACGAGATCACGATGACGAACGTGACCCTGATGGATGCGTTCGTCCAACTCGCGCACCGGATCGGCGGGTATGCGTTCTGCGACTACACCAAGGTCGTGCACCTGTTCACCGGCGAAACCATCCTCAGCCCCGCGCCGCTCGTCGCGTCGCATCCGTCGCTCGCCGGGGTGACCTACACGCGCGACCTCACCCAGGTCGTGACGCGCGCGCACGTCGAGGGGGGCGGCGCGAATGCGGTGGGCGACGTCGCGCCGGGATCCACCACGTTGCCGATCGAGGATCCGGCGTGGTACAGCCCGACCGGCGGATGGGTCGTGTCGGGGCCGCAACGGATCGCGTATACGTCGGTCCCGACCACCTCGCTCGGCGGGCCGAGCCCGGCCCCGGTCGCCGCCGTCACGCCCGGCGCGGGCGCGCTCGTCGGGACGGTGAGTTACGTGATCACGTTTGGGACCCCGACCGGGGAAACCACGCCGGGGCCGGTGAGCAATCCCGTCACCGTCGCCGCCGTGACCGCGCCGCCGGGCACGCTCGCCGCCGCGGCCTCGGGCGTCGGGCCGTTGATTGGCGCGTACTACTACGCCGTCACGTTCGTGACGCCGCTCGGCGAAACGACGCCGGGGCCGGCGCGCGCGATCACCGCGACTCAACAAACGCCGCCGAGCGCGCCGGGGACCAGTCGGCCCGGCGCGGGGCCGCTGATTGGCGCGTACCAATATCGCGTCGGGTTTGTAAATCCCTACGGCGAAGCGTTGAGCGCGCCGTCGGGCTCGGTCACGTGTCTCGCGCAACGGCCGTCCGGGTCGCCGACCGTCACGGGCAGTCCGTCGGGCTCTGGGGCGATGTTGTACTGGGCGATCACGTGGATCGACGATCGCGGGTATGAGACCGTGCTCTCGACGAATTACTACTCAATCACCGGGGGCACGTCGCATAGTGTGACGTTCACCGGCACGAGCTCCGGGAGCTCCTTCCCGCCGACGTATGTCACCCGCTGGCGTCTCTATCGCTCGACGAGCAATCGGAGCGGGTCCTATAAGCTCGTCGCGGATACGCCGGTCAACACGAATTTTACGGATAGCAGCGTCCCCGATGCCGAACTCGGGCAACTCTCGCCGACCGTCGGCACGCTCGGCGAACGGTTGACGGTGAGTTTTGCCACGGGGCCGAGCGGGACGACGGCGCGCAATGTGTACCGCACGAAGGCCGGCGGCGCGCCGCTCTATTACTTCCTCGGCCAAGTCCCCGACAACACGACGACGTCGCTCCTCGACGCCGCGAGCGACGACGCCTTGAGCGGGTCGCCGCCGTCGCAGGTGTACGCCGGGCAACAAGTGACCCTCTCGGCGATCCCGACCGGGCCGACCGGCACCCAGGCCCGCCGGATCTATCGGACGCTGCCGGGCGACACGAAATTCAAGTATCTGACCGAGCTCTCGGACAACACGACGACGACCTTTGTGGACGTGACGCCCGACGGGTCACTCGGATCGGCCCCGCCGCTGACCAACAAGGCGGGCGGCGGGAAAGTCGCGCTCTCGGGGATTCCCGCCGGCGGGGCCGGGATCACGCAACGCCTCATCTACCGCGCCGACCCCGACGCACCCGCGACCTACAAGTACGTCGACACGCTCGACAACGTCACGGCGACCACCTACACCGACGACGGATCGAACGCGCCCGGCCAGACGCCGCCGCTCACGTCGCCCTCGTCGGTCTCGCTGGCCGGCATTCCGGCGAGCGGGCCGGGATCGATCGTGTGGCCGATCAAGAGCGGCGACCCGGTGAATATTCTGGTGATCGTCGATGACGTCCCGGCGCAAACCGCGCTCGCGACCGCGACCGGCACGTCGGGCATCCGCGAGGCGCTGATCCAGGACGGCCGGATCGGGATCACCGAGGCGACGGCCCGCGGCACCGCGTATCTGAAGGCGCAATCGCGCGTCGTCGAGACCGTCAGTCACCGTTCGCGCGATCTCAACACGCGCTCGGGCGCGCTCGTCACGGTCGACCTGCCGCCGCCAACCGACCTCCACGGCACGTACCGGATCCAGGACGTGGGGATCTCGACGTTCCATCCGGCGGCCGGCCTGCCGCCGAACTTCGCGGCGACGTCGAGCTCGTCGCGCTACACGCTGGAGGATCTGTTGCGGCAGATCGCCAACACCGACCCGCCCCCGACGACTGGAGAAACGGCCTAATGGCGATCAACCGCGCCCCCTTTAATGCGCTCGTCGATGACGACGGCACCGGCACGACCGGCACGCCGTGGAACAAGTCAGCGATCCAGAGCGTAATCCTCGACCCGGTCGACGCGGCGATCGCCGCCGCGGCGTATCTGCCGCAATGGGGGCAGTGGACGGACGTCCCATTCAATCCGGCGAATTTCTGGTCGGACGTGAGCGCGGCCATGGTCCCGATCAATCGGTACACGGTGATCAATAAAACCTTGTTTTGGGTGGTGCAGGTCTACAACGCCACGGTCCCGAATCCGCTCTCGCCGTATCTGCCGTTCACCTTCCCGGCCGGGCTGCAAGCGTATGGCGTGGTCGGGCCGCTCGCGCGCGTGTTCGATACCGTCGAAACGACGGGGTATTACTTCCTGATGTCCAATACCGTCCTCGCCGCGATCAAGACCGATAGTACGAATTGGACGACCTACCCGATCCACGTCTATTTTTCCGCGACGATCCCGTTGGTGTGAGGGGGCGTGTCCGATGGCGCAAGGGCAGAAGCAATACAACGAGAAACCGCACAAGGTGCTCGCCGAACAATTCGACGCGAGCGCGTTGCCGCTCCAAGTGGGCGTGTGCGTGTGCACCCTCAACCCGATGGGGTGGACCGACGGCCGCCCGCATGTGCATACGCCGCGCGCCCTGATCGCGCTCGGGCCGACCGACTGGATCGTCGAGGATCTCTGGACGCCCGGCGTGTATGACGTGATGCCCGATGCGGAATTTCAGGCGCGGTTTGGCGGCGGCAACCTGGCCGACGTCACGCCGGCGGAGGGGTGAGCCATGTTGACCGTCTCCTTGCTGCTCGTGCTCGCGGCGTTTGTCTGCGTGATTGGCGCGGCGATGGGGCGCGTCCAACTGTGGATCGCGGTGCTGCTCTTGTGCGTCGCGCATCTGCTCGCCTTGTTGCCGGTACGCTAACCGCGCTGCTCGTCGCGTCCTGCGGCCTGTCGCTGTCGCATAGCGCCACGTTCAGCGCGACGCCCCGGCGCTGTACCGACGGGCTCCCGCCGGTCGTCCTCCAGGCGCTGACCTGTCCCGACGGGTATTGCGGGTTTACGTGTGCGCCGGGGCGGTGGGAGTCGGTAACTTGTCGGTAACTTTGGGGGTCTGTAGCCCTACAAACTGCCGCTATTCGCCGCACGCGAGACGACGGGCCTCAGGCCCGGTTTCTCGGTTTTCCTAACGTTTTTGCTAATGTTCTGAGGGATTTGGGGTGGCGTCCCCACCGGGATTCGAACCCGGGTTTTGGCCTTGAAAGGGCCAGAGTGGTTTTTCTAACTAACTGATTCTACGGAGTTTGGCGCGCTTGGTAACTTTGGTTGGTAACTTGGTGACTGGCGAGGGCGTGGGGGCGGGCAGAAAATTGGCCACCGCGGCGGCGTCGACTTCGGCGTGCGCGGCCTCGGTATAGCGCGCCGTCATGGGCGAGTTGAGCGCGTGCCCCATGAGGCGTTCGACGGTGCGCGCGTCCTTCGTGACGCGGTAGATCTGCGCGCCGAAGGAGTGGCGCAGATCGTAGAGATGGAACCGCAACCGATCGAGGCCGCACTGGACCGCCGCGCGTTGGAACGCCACGTTGACGGACTGGATGTTGAACGCCCCGTACGCGCCGGCCGCGTCAAAGGCCACACAGGCCGCGAACGCCTCGGCCCCAAGGGGGTAGGTGCGGGCCTCGACGCCGCCGCCCTTGAGGCGCGCCAGGACGCGAATGGAGCCCGGTGCGGTGAGCACGAGATCCTTCCGCGTCACGCCCATCAACATGCCGGGCGGAATCCCGGTGTAGGCGATCACGGCGGCGATGAGACGCGAGCGGGAGGGCACCGCCGGGAACCCTTTGCGGACGCTCCGGTGCGGGGCCATGGCCGCGAGGATCGCCGCGACGTGGTGGAGGGGCGCGGCCTCGGGCGCGTAGGGAATGGCGCGCGCTTCGAGCTTCGGCGCTTTGGGCGGCGTGACGCCGCGCACGGGATTGATCCCGCTCGGGCCGAAGCGCCACTGGAAAAACGCATACAGGTAGCCGCGGCGTTTGATGAGCGACCCCGCCGCGAGGCCGCGCGGCGCGCTCGGGCGGCCTTGGCGCGGCCCGGGTTTCGGGATCGTCGGGGTGACCGCCCACCGATCGATCACGGCGGCGATCTCGGTGCTCGTGATCGAGTCGCTCGCGCGCGCGCCGCCCAACTCGTGGATCCACAACGCGAGGTACGCCGCCGCCCGATCGGCCGTGACGGTTTTCAGTGTCGCGACGTGCGAGGCGACGTCGTCGGCGAAGGAGCCCGCCTCGGGTTGTGGCGCGGCCTTCCCACGTTGCGATTCGCGCCACGCCTGGATGACGCTCGGCAACACGTCGAGCGCGAAACTCTCGGTGAGGAGCTTGCCGTCGACGCGCACGAACGCGCGCCGGCGCTGGCCGTAGCGGGTGACGCCGGGCCCGTAGTCGACGCGGGTCATCGGGCGGGTTTTTTGTGGCGCGCGTGCTGCTTGCGCGGGCGATTCCAATATGGGCTTTTGCATTTCGGACAGGCGGCGGCCTGATACCCCGGGGTTTTCGGCAGCCACTCGTGGCCGCACCGCTCACACTTCCATACCACCTGCCGGCGAATGACCTTCACAGGTGAGGATTGTTCCATGGCGGATTCCGCCTCCACAATATCCCACAGTAAGCATAGGGTGCAACCCTGAGGGTTGTATACCGTCGGGCCGGATCTGGTACTTCCGACAGATCCTCGGCTATTGCCGATCGCGCGCATGTCGCCACGATTGCCGATCGCGATCGTTACCAGAGTTGCCAACTTATGAGAGACGCGTGGCGTACATCGCTTGACGCTCTCGGTCTCGCGGCGTAGTCTGCCTTTTTTCGCGGCGTGCTCGTGGCCGCTAACTAATCACAGCAGTGAAAGGTGGCGACCTGATGCTCGACCCCGCGCCACGACGCCAACTCGATCCCCACCGCCTGATCCTCGGGCTCAATAACTACCGCATGCATAAGTTGCGGATCTCGATCTGCCAACTCGCGGCCGACATGACCGCCGCCGGGTTTCCGATGAAATGCCGCACGCTCACGCACGTGTTTACGCAGGCGACCGATCGGGCCGCGGGCCGCGCCTCGACGCGCCGTCTGCCGCGCGACGTCACCGTGTGCACGATCGTGGATTACGTGCGCTATCTCCGCACGAACGCCAAACGCCGACAGGCCCGCGCGGCGAAACGGGCCGCCGCCCCACAACTCGCCAGCGCGTAAGGTCATGCCGCGCTGTTACACCGTGCCCGAGTTACTGAAGGCCTTGCAGATGT